GCCGAAGAAACTGCTCAAGGGAGCGGCCGGCCTTCCGCAGCCGCAGGCCTCGGCTAATGGTGGCGGAGGCTATCCGCAGAATCCGCGCTGGGAAAGCGCGACCCAGAGCAACGGTCGCCAGATCCTTTACATGGGCGCCAACGTGGACGCCCGCCGTGACCTCCGTGCGCGTGACCGCAACACGATGGTCAAGAAGTGCCGGTATGCCGAGCGCAACTACGGCCTCTACAATCAGATCCTCAATGACACCGTGATGTATGTCGTCGGCGGCGGCATGCGGATGCAGTCCCATTGTGAAGACCCCGAGGTAGGCCGCGAGCACATGGAGTACTTCTACGAAGTGTCCCGTAAGCTCGACGTCACCGGGCGTTTCTCTTTCGAGGACTGCCAGAAACTCATCACCCGCTCCTGGATGCGAGATGGCGACACCTTCGCCGCCAAGGTCCGCAACGGCCGAGACCAGGCGAAGATTCAGCTCATCGAAGCCCACCGCGTCGGCGACCCTGCCGATCGTGACCTTCCCGAGCGCGTCTGGGACGGCGTCGAGTTCGGAGAATTCGGAGAGGTCGTCGCCTATTGGGTCTACCGATCCAACGGCTCCAGCCGTCAGGTGCTCGCCAACGCGATGATGCACATTGTGGACTTCACCTCGTCAAGCGCGTCGCGCGGAACCCCAATCCTACAGCATGCGACGAACAGCCTCCAGGACATGGACGAAATTCTCGAAGCCGAGAAGCGGGCCGTCAAGGACCAGTCAGAAGTGACGCGCGTCCTGAACAAGGCGGGCGGTTTCGTCGACGATAACATGGCCGCCGAACTTGGCGGAGGCGACCGATGCTATTCCGGCCTCGTCGAACAGGCCGGCGGCAAGCTGCTCGTCCTGGAGCCCAATGAAAAGCTGGAACATCAGGAATCAAAAAGACCCTCGCAGACATTCAACGGATTTATCGCAGAGCTCCAGCGCGACGTGACCTTCGGTTCCCTTCCGTGGGATTTTGTGGTCGACCCTTCTAAGCTAGCGGGGGCCGGTGTTCGCTTGGTCGGAAATAAGGCCGACCGATTCATCAGCCATGTCCAGAACATGGTGATCAATCAATTCTGCATCCCGACCTATCAATATATCATCAGCGACGGCATCGAAAAGGGTCTCATCCGCGACGACCGCTCCTGGTACAAGTGCTCGGTCATCACGCCGCCCTCCCTCACCGTCGACGCCGGACGCGAATCGGCCAACGACCGCGAGGACATCAAGATGGGACTGATGAGCCGTTCCGAATACTACAAGACCCACGGGAGCGAGTTTTACAAACAGATCGACAGCATCGCTCAGGAACTGGCCTACATCCGTCAGAAAGAGCAGGAACTCGGCCTGCCTTACGGAAGCATTTCCCAGACTTATCCCAACCCGGTCACGCCTGAGCAGGCGCAGCCGGCTGGAACCCCTCCCCCTTCCACCCCTTAACATGAGATTCTTGTCCAACGGCCTCCGCGGCCTAGAGCCACTTCTGATCAACCCGGTCCGCGCCAAGGATTACGTCGAGGCCTCCAAGGCCGCCGGACTCGGCGACATGATCGCGCAGCTCTTCGGCGAAGCGCCCAAGCCCTACGTCGTCGGCACGACCGCGGTCATCCCCGTGTCGGGCCCCATCGGCAAAGGCCTGAGCCCTATCGAGCGCATGATGGGCGGAGCCGACGTCGACGTCATCGCCGGCTGGCTGGAAGAAGCCCAGGACAACCCGGCCGTCGACAAGGTCCTCCTCGCCATCAACTCCCCCGGCGGCACGGTGACGGGTGTCCAGGAACTGGCTGACATGGTCGCCAAGTACAAGAAGCCGACCCGCGCCTTCTCGGATAACATGGCCGCCTCCGCCGCCTATTGGATCGGAAGTCAGGCCGACGAATTCACCGTCACGGGCAGCGCCCAGATCGGGAGCATCGGCGTGTACATGGTCATTCCGAACCTCGAAGAATACTACGCCGCCCAGGGCATCAAGTTCGAGGTCATCGCCGCGGGCATCCACAAGGCCGCCGGCGCCGAAGGCCTCCCCCTTACGGCAGAGCAACGTGCTTACCTTCAGGCCTCCGTCGAGTCCACCCGCGACGAGTTCCGCGAATCGGTCCGCCGCAAGCGTCGCTTCGTCCGTGACGAGGACATGGAAGGTCAGGTCTTCACGGGCCGAGAAGCCGCCAACCGCGGCCTCGTCACCGGCATCGTCCAGAACCTCCGCGAAGCCCTCGCGACCTTCTGATGCCTCAGACCGTCCCCGTCCCCGACTACGTCTCCGAAGCCGCTCGCCGCGGCCTCGAGTGGCATGCCGAGGGGAAGTCCGGCGACGGCGTGACCGACCAGACGATCCGAGAAGCCCGCGACATGGTCGAAGGTTCCATCTCCGAGGACAAGGTCCGCCGGATGGGGCCTTGGTTCCAGCGCCACCGCGGCGACATGGACGCCCCCAAGAACGACCCGGATAACAAGGACTTCCCCGGAGCGGGCGCCGTAGCCTGGGCCTTATGGGGCGGACCTACCTCCGGCGACATCATGCGCGCCGCCAAGTGGGCGGAAGAGACCGTCGAGCGTCTTGAATTGGACGACGACGACGAGAGCGAGGAAGAATCCAAGGCCGGACAGTTGCCCACCTCCGCAATCTTTAAGACCATGACCATCGAAGAAAAACTCGCCGCCGCCGAGGCCCTCGTCGCCTCCGCCTCCGCCGAACGTGACGACCTCCGCGCCACCGTGGAGAAGCTCACCGTCGGTTCCGTCTCCGAAGTCGAAGCCCTCAAGTTCGAGGCCTCCGTCAAGGACGCCAAGGTCATCGAGCTCGAAGCCGCCGTCACCGCCTCCGCCAAGCAGATCGAAGAACTGACCGCCAAGCTCGCCGAACTCTCGGCCGTCCAGGTCAGCGCCAGCGCCGAAGCCGCGACCATCGTCGCCAAGGTCGGCGTGGCCCCCATCGACCTCCCTCAGGGCGACAGCCCGGTCCGCGCCACGGACGCCGAGATTGCCGAACAGTACGCCGCCATGCCCTTCGGCAAGGAGCGCACCGAGTTCCTGAAGAAGAACCGCTCGGCCATCTTCAAGGCCACCAAATAATTTCCTCCAACCCTCACCCGATAAACTAATATGTCCAACACCATCGCTGCCCAGCTGATCGTCGACACCCTCGCCGCCCAGTCCCAGACCATCCTCGCGAACCGCCTCGCCGCCCTCTCGCACTTCGCCTCAGACTTCTCCTCGGACGTGAAGCGCCCGAAGGACGTCGTCCAGGTCGCCATCGCATCCGCCGGCTCCTCGACCGTCACGAACCCGACCACGTTCAACACGATCGGCGACTCGACCTTGAGCGCCACCTCCGTCACCCTGAACCACCTCTACCAGCCCTTCGGCCTCGCGTACTCTGACATCCAGAACGCCATCCGCCTGGAGCGCCTGGTGAAGATCAACCTCGACAAGCTGGCCGACTCCATCTGGGCCGCCGCCACCGCCCCGATCACCGTCGCCAACTTCGGCGCCGCCACCGTGACCGCCGCTGATTCGGCTGTCACCCCTGGTTCCGCCAACCTCCGCGCCCTCTGGGCCGGCGTCAGCAAGGCCGGCCGCAAGGCCCTGATCGTGAATCCTGGCATCTACAGCCAGCTCATCCCGACCAGCACGACCTCCCTCCCCCTCGAGAACGGAGCCTATGGCTTCGACGGCGGCGTCTACTACGCTTCCAACTTCCCCTCCGAGGCTAAACTGGCCGGCTTCGCCTGTGCGCCTGAGGCTTTGGCGATGGCCGCTGCGGCCCCGTCCCTCGACCACGTCCGCGACGGCATGCTCGTCTCGGAAGTCGTCCCGGTCGAAGGCCTCGGCTTGAGCATCTACTACAACGTCTGGGCCGACAAGAGCACCCGCTCCCTCGTCGCCTCGGCGGAGCTGATGTTCGGCGCCTCGAAGGCCGTGACCTCCGGCACGATCGCCTCGGTCTACAACCCGTAATCGCCGGGGCTTAAAGCCCCACGAAACGAGACCCCCAGAAATGGGGGTCTTTTTTTTGCCCACCTTTGCAGATTTATGAGCCTGTATTCTGAGTTCCTCCCCGACGCCAAGGAGATCGTGGCCGACCTAGGAATCCCAGGTTCGACCGCCGGCGCCACCCTCACCTTCTCCTGCCTCATCTCAGAACCCGCCTACACCACCGTCCTCGAGGCAGGTGGGTATTGTGAGCGGACCCAATCCTCTGTCCGCCTGCCCGCCGTAACGGCCTCCTGGACGAAGCCAGACGGGTCTAATGGGGCATCTGGACCCACCCTCTCGGCCGGGGTCCCTGTCGCCGGACTAGGCATCGGCAAGAAACTGACGGTCGGCGGCAAGGTCGTCCGCATCAACAGCCAGACCTACAAGCCCGGTTCGGCCTGGATCACGCTCGTCGTCATCGACGACAACCAGTAAATGGAAGGCCGCATCGTCCCCCGCAGCCGTGACGAATTCATGGCCGCAATCAAGGCCTTCAGCGAAGGGACGGGCGACGGCATGAAGGATGTCTTCCTGGAACAGGCCGCCCTCTGCTGCCGAGACTCCATGGTCTTCACCCCGCCCATCGTGAAGGCCGGGGGCGACGGCATGAGCAAGGAGGCCAAGCTTGCCGGCGAACTAGCCGTCCAGAAGGACGTGAAATCGGTCATGGTCGGCGAGCGTTCGGGAAGCACCCGTGCCCGCCGCGGCCGCCTGTTCCGCAAACTCGGCAGCGCGTCCTTCACGAACAACCCTGCCAAATTCTGGAAACTTGCCTCGGACAACTCAGACCTGTTCGCCGGCAACGGCCTCTGGAGCCGGATGTTCGGTAACGGCTTCGGGACGCAGAAGGGGTTTAACAAGCTGAAGAACTACTTCGGCAAGATCGGGCAGGAGGAGGCATCGAACATCTTCAACCGCCCCATCGTCGAAAGCAGGGAGCAGGTCCGACAGATTCACGAGACCTTCAAGAAGCGCTTCGGCGGACGCATCGTCAAGAACGGCGGACCTGGCATCGAGTTCTGGCAGCGGACCGTGGTCAAGGACAAGGTCCTCGAGGACTATATCCGCGAGCGCATGAGGATGGTCGGCCGCATCAAGGCCGGCTGGGTCGACGCCCTCAACAAGCTGCCTAAGCCGAAGAACCTATCCGGGCCTGCCTCGCGCAAGAACGCAGGCCGCTCCCAGATTCCTCTCTGGATCAAGCGCCACGCAAAGAGCGAAGGATACGCGGTCATGTCCACCCGCCAGGTCGGCGAGCTCATCATCGAGCTGACGGTCGGGAACCGCATAGGCGATACTGACTATGTTGCAACGGACGCCGACACGAAGAACCTAGTCTACGGCAACCGCGTCAAGCAGATGCCTCTCATGCTAGAGAACATGCTCAAGGCCCAGAGGGAAAAATTCAACCGCGGTAAACGCTGATCATCTTATGCCAGGAACCATCTCAGTAAGACACATCGTCGAGGGCGTCCTCGACACCTACCTGACAGCCGAGACCGGACTTGCCGGCGTGGCCGTCTACACGGGCGACAACGCCGAGATTAACGTGCTGCCAAAGTGCGTCGTCCTCTGCGACTCAGCCAGGGCCCCGGCCGAACTGCCCGAAGGCCTCGGCAATTACCATTGTTCGGTCCGCCTGACCATCTTCTCCAACGCCGACGACACGACCCTGAGCGACCACCGCGCCAGGGTAGCCGCCGCAGCCGGAGCCATGTCCAAGCTGTCCCTCATCAAGGCCGCCTTCGTGGCCGGGGGCGATGCGGTCTGTTATGACGTGACCCCGGAGAGCGAGGACGAAGGCCGGGACGAGCGCTCATGGGCGTCGGTCCTCGGCTACGACGTCTTCGTGGTCGTCAACCCGCAGCCGTAAGGGTTGCCCTCCTCCGCAGTTTCAAAGACCATGGCCGCCATTCTCAACGGAACTTCCTGCATCTACGGCATCAACGGAACTGTCGCGAACTTGTTCGTCCAGTCCTTCTCTGTGTCCTCCGGCTTCAACAACGAGGACACCGTCCAGAACGAGGCCGGCCTGACCGTGACCCATCGGCTCGACGATCGCAAGACGACCCTGAGCGTCGACGGGATTTGCAAGACGGGGGCTGTCCCCGTCCTCGGAACCACCCTGACCTTCACGACCAACACCTCCTCGGCCTATGGCGCCGGAGGCGCTTCGACGACCTTCGCCGGAGTCGTGGTCAAGGTAGACGAGAAATCCGTCAACAAGGGGTTCACCAGCGTCTCGGTCGAAGCAGTCGACTACGAAGGTATCACCTTCTAATTGACTCCGCCCCGCAAGGGGTAGGATAGGAAGCGTGGACGGAAGATTTCTGCGCGCCTTCACGGACCCGGCCAAGGTGACCTGCCTTGGTCGGACTGTTTATCCCTGGTGCCTCAAGTACAGGGTGCGATTGCTCGCCATCGACTCTCCCTTCGCGGATGATTCAGGACGGCAGCCGACTCCGCTCGACCTGCTGACGGCCGTCAAGATATGCGCCGAGGAACCCCTGGGCGAGCTGACCAGGGCCGAGATCAGGATAGTCCAATCCCTGACAGAAAGGCAGGCTCGGTTCCTGGCCGAATGTAAAAGGTTTCAGGAATACGCCCACGTCGGCGCGTGGCCCAAGTTCTGGACGACGAACAGCAAGAACGGAGCATCTGCTGAAGACGCGGGAATCCCATGGCCTCTGATGGTCGTGGCATCCCTCGTTAAACATGGCTTCGAGGAAAAGCGCGCCTGGGAAATGCCAGAGTGTCAGGCCATATGGTTCAATGTGGCTTATGGGGCGATGAACGGTTCGGAGCAGAAGATTTTGACCACCGACGAAGAGGCCTTCATGGCCGAGCAGGAACGGCTCGAGAAGGTTGCCGCCTCCGCAGAGGTAAAGACCCCCGCCGCCCATGTCCCAGAAACTTGAATATGAACCGAAAGGAAAGTCCGACGTCGATCAGGTGACGGGTCGGGCCAAGAAGTCAGTCGAAAGCCTTGGTGAATCATTCCGAAAAGTCGGAGATGACATCTCAGGACGATTAGCCAGATTATTCTCCGCAACCGTACTCCTGGACAAGGGGTTTAGTTTCATCTCCAATACATTCAGAGAGTTCGCAGAAGTAGCAGACGAGGTCGAAAGGTCAGGCATCTCGTCCGACCAGTTCCAGCGTCTGGCATACGCCGCCCAGCAGTCCGGCGTATCCGTCGCAACCCTGGCGAAGGCCACCCGTCAGCTGCGCGTGGACATGGCCGAGGCCGCTTCTGGCAACAAGCAGATGCTGGAGCTTTTCAATGCCATCGGGATTAGCATGGAGCAGATCAAGGCCGGAGACGTAGCATCAGTATTCTTAGCCATCTCGGCCGCCCTTTCTGACTCTGCTTCTGATTCTGACAAGATGCTGATAGCCACGACTTTCTTCGGAGATAAGATTGGCAACGACATCCTCCCTCTGCTTGGAGAGATGAGGAAGCTTCAGAAAGACATCGCTGAAGCCCCTATCGTAGACGACGCAACCCTGAAAAAAATTGCAGAATATGAGGACGGGATGAATCGACTTACCGTTCAGGCCAAGACATTCCTCGCTACTTTGTTCAAAATAAACGATTTCTTGAATCCCGGCCCTGGCGGCATTGACCCAAAGACAGGCAAGTATGTCCCGGCATGGAGGATGAGGGAAATTAAGGAGGAAAAGGCTAAAGAGGAAGCCGCCGCCGCCGCTCTAAAGACAAAGGGCGCGTCTAAGCCGATCATCGAAGCCATCCAGAGGCAGGCCGAAGGAAAGCAAACGAAGGAAAAGGAAACCAAGACCGAGAAGGACAAAGCCGCCGACACCAAGGGACAGTCGGTCGCCAGCTCCGCCACCTCCGTCTCCGGCAACGTCATCGGCGTCGGCCAGAACCCTGTCGTCTCGGCCATCCATGAACAGGTCGAGATCGCGAAGCAGCAGCTCGAATACCTCCGCATGATGGCGACCAGGACGACCGCCTCGGGGACATCCCCCGACCTGACGAACAAGGGCGCAGTCCCGCAGACCCCGGCGACCTCTCCTATCAAATAAAATCATACCATGGCACTCGTCGCATTTGGCAACGCCCTCACGTCTAAGTTCCCGCAGCCGGGTTCGGTCTACGAGACCGACGGCTACGGACTGCTTACGGCAAAGTCCACCTACATCGTCGACCAGTCCGTCGGCGGAACGGCCGTCATGACCGGGCAGGTCCACCCGATCTACTCGGACTACTTCTGTCACAAGTTTTCCTTCACGCGCAACGACCTGCTGATGGACGTCATCACGGCGGAGTATGTCGGCATCCAGCCTTCGGTCGGCAACACTACCCGCCCGAACGTCACGGCCTCGCACGGCCTGACCTCGGAGCACATCACGACGCACCCTAACTTCTTCGGTCCTGCCACGGGCCTCGGCTTCGAGACGGCCATCGCCGGCAACGGGACGACCTTCACGACCTCGACGATCAATGACCAATACAAGGTCGGAGGCGTATTCGGCGCCCACTTCAAGGGCACGGCCACGAACGCCGGAGGCTTCGTCGGCTTCCTCGACTCATCGACAGCCGACAAGCAATACTTCTACGGCAAAAACCAATACCTCGCGCCGACGACTTCTTTTTCCGGGTGCGTCTACACGAACAGCACAGGAGTCGTCACGGCCATCAGGAACGCCGTAGGCAAGACCAGCAACAGCAACTCATTCTCAGGAACGAAGCTTCTCCCTGACCATGTCGGTACGACCTGGACCGCCACCGTCAAGGGCACCTTGCGCAACACCCTCCTCCTGTCGCAGGTTTCCTTCGAGGATTATTGCGTGGTCCAGGCCAGCGGAACGCCGCTGATCTTCAAGATCAACTACGAGCTGCGCTTCAACCGCGAAGGCTACCCGGCTGAAGTCTACGCCAGCGCATGAGCAAGATTCAACCAGGCTCAGGCTACGGCTTCACGTCGGGCGGATTCGGGTTCACCCTGAACACGGAAAACCCGTTCCCTGAAGGGCTGGAAGGCGGGACCTGCAAGCCCCTTCTGGTAAAATATAAAAGTTATGACCCGGAGGGGAACAGCCACTTCTTCACGGTCTGCGTCGGCACCGTCAACAACCTCGTCCCGCAGGTGGAGGTCGATACGGATACATGGGTCAAACTTGACCGCGTCACGGACGGCCAGCCAGATCCTCCCGTCGGGACGCTTCTCGTGACCGCAGGCCTCGGGGTCGTCTACCTGCGATGCGGGAACGTCGAAGGGGATCCAGGAGTAACGCCTTTCTTGTATCCCGACGATGACGTGGCTAATGCCGCATACCCCCGCATCATCTCCGCCGGCGGGTCGACGGTCCCTTCGGACACGGACACCTATTCCTACCTCCGTCTCGCGAACGTGCTCATCGACGCAAACCAGAACGTCACGATCACGCCGGTGGTCATGAACTCCCTGTGGACGGCTCGGTTCCAATGTTCCGATTCGCCGGCCGAATACTTCTGGAGCTGCGTCTGACATGGCGATGCCGATTCCCAAGGCGTTTACTTTCGTGACGCTTGGCAACGAGGACGGGACGGACGCACGAGACTCTGGTTTTGTCACCAGCGCCCTCATCTTCACCGGAACTGCCGAGCCAAAGCAGCTCGACTTTACGCCATATTATCAGGACCTTACGACCTACCCGAAGGAGCTCGTCTATCGCCTGATGAAGCCTCCCACTCAGCAAGGCATTTCTATCGCCTTCTACGGGGACAGCGAGGCGACCTTCACCTGCCCGGGGAACGTGGTCGGCCAATATACACCGGGAGTAGACCCTGAGCCTGACCCCAACGGGGATACTTTAGACGACAGCTATGACGTGCCCGACAATGGCCGAGGATTACAAGGACTGGGAGGAGACGTTTATCAGTTTCTTCTATTCCCGAGATACTACACGGATACCCCGTATGATATTAAGAGCCGGCCAAGCAGCATTTCATTGGCTCCGCATTCTGGTGACGTCTTGCAGATTGGTCAGGCTCAAGACGTGCCACAAGCCAGCATCGCCTTTTCGATCAACTTCACCGTGCAGAACGGAAACTCGAAAGTCTTGAACACCGACACCGACGAGCTCGAGGATTTCCCCTTTTCCCAGACCACCACCATCGGGAATTATACGGCTAATTTCCGCATAGATTACTCTGCTGGCGCTCCACAAGGGAACCTATGCTGTCCGATCAAGGACGCCGTCATCGCCGGCAAGGCCTCCGTCTGGAGCGTTTCGGTCACGGGCGAGCGCACCCAGCCGGACGACCAGGGATATAACGGGGTCACGTTGACGGTCGGCGACGATTACGTCGAGGAGCAGGTCCTTGACTGGTCGTTCACCTTCGACCCGGCCAATCCCACGCCGACGACCTACCAGATCCCGAAGTTCGACGACAGGATTTCCTTCATCAACGACTGGTGGATAGAGTCCATCACGCCGCCTGCGCCCTGACGCCCTCATTCAAAGAATTTGACGGGATGCCCGACCCCGCAGTTTTAGACCTCCATGGCCGACACCGTCACATTCACCAGGGGCAACAGTTTTGCCGCGACCTTCAGCTGGACACCCGGCGCCACCGGCCCCGCCAACCTGCTGACGACCACCCTCACCTCGACCCTGCGCGACAAATGCGGGAACGAGTATGCGATGACCGTCACCAAGGCGGGCGACGGCCTGTCCTTCACGGTGGCCTATGCCGGCTCGACGGCTGACTGGCATCTTGGCCTCGGCTCCTGGGACATCAAATTCGTGTTCCCCGGCTCGTCCGTCACTCACTCAGAAGTCTTCCGGGTGCACGTCGTCGAATCCATCACCGCCTGATCCATGCCATTCGGAACCATCACCTCGACGGAGAACACGTTCGGCTCCATCACGGGAGCGGTCACGGGCGCCATCCCCGGCACCCTGTCGGGAAGCATCGGCGTCCCCGGGCCGCAGGGTCCTACGGGTCCGCAGGGTCCGGCAGGCGCGGCAGGCCAAGGCGTGCCCGCAGGCGGGACGGCTGGGCAGTTCCTCACCAAGATTGACGGGACGAACTACAACACGGATTGGACGACCATCAACCTGTCGGCCTACGCGGTCAAGGCGAACAACCTCTCCGACCTGACGAACGCGAGCACGGCCAGGAACAACCTTTCGCTCGGCCCGACGAATACGGTGGCCTTCCGCACGGTCAACCTTTCCGAAGGCGCCGTCGCCGCTGGCGACACCCTTTCGACGCTGTCCATCGCCACCTCCGCAGGAGGATACGCCCTGTCGGCCAACACGGAATCTTTCATTGATCAGGCCGGCGACACGATCGTCAGCGAGTCCGGGACGCTCGACCTGAACAAGGGTGGTTTCCATCTCTTTCGCTATCCGAGCTACAACACGAACAACCCGGCGGATCCTACCAGCGGCGGCGAGATTAATTATGTCGCCAGCACGGGCGTTCTGACCATCCGGGCTTTCGACGACGGCGCCGCCACCGACGACACCATCACCGTCGAGCCGACGGGCGTGACGTTCGCTGACTCGACCAAGCAGGTCACGGCGTTCCTCCCGGCGGACTACTACACGGCGAGTTACATCGACACCACGTTCGCCCCGCTGGCATCGCCTGCGCTGACGGGCAACCCCACCGCCCCGACCGCCACCTTCGGCGATAACGACACCTCCATCGCCACGACGGCCTTCGTCCAGGCTGGCCTCCTCGGTGGCACGGCGAACGCCCGCAACCTCGAAGTCCAAGTCCGCAACCAGTCCGGCTCGACGATTGCCGCCGGCTCCATCGTCTACATCTCCGGGGCTACGGGTAACCTCCCCCTCATCACGCTGGCCCAGGCTAACAACGACGCCAACTCGGCCCAGACCATCGGCTTCGTCAAGACCTCCATCGCCAACAACGGCACGGGCTACGTCATCGTGCGGGGCGTCCTTGAGGCCATCGACACTTCCGCGCTGACCGAAGGGGTGCAGTTGTATCTGTCCCCGACCACGGCGGGAACCTGGACGACGACCAAGCCCTCCGCCCCTGAGCATCTGGTCTACGTCGGCGTCGTGATCCGTTCGCATCCGACCCTTGGGACTATCCTCGTGGCTGTCCAGAACGGCTACGAGCTGCACGAACTGCACGACGTGGCCCTGTCCTCGGAGGCGAACAACGACCTGCTGGTCTACGAACTCTCGACCGACCTCTGGAAGAACAAGTCCTTTGCGACGCTGGGGCTGGCTGGCTTGAACAGCCCGACCTTCACGGGCACGCCTTCCCTGCCGACCGGCACGACGGGCGTCACGCAGACGGCGGGCAACAACACGACGGCCTTGGCGACGACGGCGTTCGTGCAGCAGGAAGTCCCGGCGGCCTCGACGACGGCGGCGGGCAAGGTGGAATTGGCGACGGACGCCGAAGTGATCGCGGGAACCTCGACGACCCTTGCGCTGGTGGCGAACAACTACCGCCTCGCCGGACTGACGACGAACATCTGGGCTCCTGGCTACGTCAACCTGGCCGCAGGAACATCTGGGACAGGCTCGGCCACGGGTGCGTCTTCTTTCACGTTAAGCGGAACATTGACCGCACCGAACGCATCGACGGCTGGATATGCGACAAGAGGCTTCCTGCTTCATTACCCATCGAACGGCGGGACCACCTCTTACAATTTCAGCACGGCAAGCGGTCACGCCATGAGGTTTTACTCCTCAAGCCTCGGCAGCACGATCGCAGGCGTCAAAGCCCGCGCCGTCTTCGGAAGGACCAATGTGCTGATTTCAGCCGCCTCGACGCTGGCTGTCCGTGGTTATGGATGGGAATGGGATTTTTCGACCCGGACCATGAACATCATCGCTCACAACGGGACGACCTTGACGACCACCGCCGTCACTTGGAACCCGTCCGGGTCACGCACCTACGAAGTCGTCGCCACCTCGGACGGAGCCGGGACGATTTCCCTGTATGTGGACGGAACGCTGCTCGGCACATCAACCGGAGGCCCGACCGGCCTCATCAACGTCGGTTCTAATTTCTTGTGGTGGCAGGCAGAAGTGCAAAACGAGGCTACGGCAGGCTCGCAAGTAAGCGTCCAACTTACCAATCCCAAAGTTTACACGACCAATGGTTAAATACCGCATCTCATCCTCCCTGCTCATAGGGGACTACGCTCAGCTCCTTGCGTCCGTATTCCCGGCATGGAACGGCGAACCCGTCACCGCCACGCCGTCCGAAATATTGGTCACCTTCTCCGAACCGCAGACGCCCGTCGACCTCGGCCCGCTCGTCAAAGTAGAAGTCATCTCCGAATAACATGATCACCCACCTCCTCGCCCTGATCGTCGGCTTCGTCGCCGGTGCCCTCGTCTTCCGCAAGCACGCCGCCAAGGCCGCTTCCCTCGAGAGCAAGTCGAAGGAACTCCTCTCCGCCCTCAAGGGCAAGTAAGCCGTGCGCCTTCTCCTGGTCATCGCTATCCTGATGGCCGGGTGCTCCACGCCCAAGGCTCCCGCTCCGCTTCCGCCGGTTCCTCCGCCTGCGCCTGTCCAGCAGACCACGCTCCTCAAGGTCTGGCAGGATGAGGTGGCCGAGAACCTTTCCATTTACACGGCCATCCGCCCCTCGTTGTCCGGACCCGCCCCGGCTCTCAACCTCTACGACTCCGCGACGCAGGGGCTGGCCTCCCTCTCAGGCGAACCCACCGTGAAGTCCGTCGAGCACTTCCGAGGTCTCGTCGCCAAGCCCGACGACAAGATGCTCGCGTCCATCCGGGCCGAGAAGGTCGCCCTGGACAAGAAGACCACCGAGCTGGAAGCCAAGGTCGAGGCCGAGAAGCTCGCCCGCATCAAGGCTCAGGCCGAAGCCGAGCAGGCCCGCAAGGACAAGACCGAGGCCGACAGGCAGGCCAGCCTCACCGCGTCCGCCAAGACGCTCACGGAATACGGCTCCTACGCCATCGCCCTCGGCGTGCTCGCCCTGCTGTTCGGTCACCTGCTGGGCATCCAGAAGTGGGTGGCCGGGCTGACGATCGGCGCAGGCGTGCTGGTCGCGGCTACCGCCCGACCCCTCATCGACTTCTTCGGTTCCGACAAGTCCGAGTTGGTGCTCCTCGGCACGCTCGCTTTCCTCGCCCTCAACCTCGCCGTCGTCATGGCGGTCAAGTCATGGCGGCTCGTCCGCAAGCCGAAGGCTCCCCAGGAATGAGCTCAAGCCCTATCGACCCGGAGTCCATCCCGAAGGAAGTCCGCGACGGGTTGGTGGCCTCGGTCATCGGCGGGCTGTCTATGTGCGCAAGGCTTCTCCTCTCGCAGGACAAGCAGACCTGGGGCTGGGCGGCTCGCCGGGTCATGGCCGCCGCGATCACCGCCGTGGTCGTAGGCTACGCCATGCAGGACTACATCTCATCCCCTGGTCTGCGCATGGGCGCCATCGGGGCGGTCTCTTACGCCAGCCCGGAGGCCCTCGACGCGCTGCTCCGCTGGATTAAGGTTCGGGCAGAGCGGGAGGTCGGGAAGGTTTCCAAGCCAGCCAAGCCCAATGGGAAAGCCAAGCGCAAGCGGAAGTGAGTCCAATCTGCTGATCGCCGTCTGCCTGCTGACAGGGTTCGCGGGGCTGACCGCCGTCACCTGCGCCTGGACGGCAGGCTATGTCCTCGACCAGCTGCAGAACACGGACGCTATGGTGATGCTCGTGACCGATGGGGGCATCCGTTCGGACTCCCATCGGCTGGAGCAGAACCTCTCCTCGGCCACCCTAGCCCTGCGGTCCGTCCGTGACCTCGGGCTGGCCCTGTCGATTGGATGCCTTGCCGTGGCCGTGGCGGTGGGTTTCAGGCTCTGGCGGGGTAAGGACACCCCCGGCTGAGAAGCCCCCTTCCTAGGGCAATCCTAGGGGGTATCCGATTTACCGTTGACGGAGGCGACCCGGCGGGCAATCTGTGCCTATCCCGCACAACCATGAATGACCCCCTGTCTGACCTCTACGCCCAGATTTTCAAGATGGTCGAATCCGAACCCCGCTTCAAGGTGGGCTCGCATCGCACCAGCAAGCCCGCCCTGTCGCAGGCCATGCTCGCCAAGACCTACAAGGGCATCCTGCCTGAGTCCTTCGCCTGCGAGCCGAAGATCGACGGCGTCCGCGTGATCGTCGAGGTCTGCCGCGAGTCGCTGGCAGTCGTGTTCAAGACCCGCAACGGCAACCCGCTTCCGGCCATCCAGCACTTCGAGGGCGTGTTCTCCGCTCTGGCCACCCTGCACGGCGTGTTCACCTTCGACTGCGAGGCCGTGTCCGGCTCCGACTTCTACGACGGCGTGGGCGCCCTCCGCTCCCAGCACCGCGACGACGACGCCCGCCTCTGGCTGCTCGACCTGCCCGACGATGTCGGCACCTACGCCGCCCGCCGCGAACTGATGAGCAAGTTCGTCCTGCCCGCCACCGTCCAGCTCGTCCCGTCGTTCTTCAACCTCTCGCCTAACGACGCCTTTCGCCGCTTCGTCTCGCAGGGTTTCGAGGGCGCGATGGTCAAGGACACCACCGCCCCTTATTCGCAGGGCAAGCGTTCCAACGCGTGGCTCAAGGTCAAGGCCGTGGATTCCGAGGACTGCGCCATCGTCTCCGTCCACGAGGGCAAGGGCCGTCTCGCCGGCATGATGGGCCATGTGGTCGTCGAGCACGGCAACCGTCTGGTCCGCGTCGGCGGAGGCTTCACCGACGAACAGCGCCGTCAGATCTGGGAGCAGCGCGATACCGTCATCGGCTCCTGGCTGGAAGTGTCCTTCCAGAACATGACGCCCGAAGGCTCCTTCCGCCATCCCCGCATCCGGGGCGACAAGTAAGATTTCCCCCACCCGCACATGAACAACGCCGAATACCACGCCAGCCCGGCGGTCTCGAACTCGAAGCTCTCCCGCTTCCTCGAGTCCCCGCGTCTGATGAACACGCCCCGCAAGAAGACCCCTTCCCTCCGCTGGGGTTCTCTCGTCCATACCATCATCCTCGAGCCTAAGCTCATCGGAGACACCTGGGCCATCATGCCCGAGGGCCTCGACAAAGGCAAGGGAGCCAAGGCCCGCGAGGAGGAGTTCCTCCTGGCCAACGAAGGCAGGGAGATCGTCAGCCACGACGAGTTCCGCTCCCTCTCCGCCATCGCCCAAGCCGTGCAGGAAGATGAGGAAGCAGCCGCCCTGCTCTCCGGCGAAGGCGTCAACGAGTCCTCCTACTTCTGGACGGATGCAATCACCGGCATCGAGATGCGTTGCCGACCTGACCGCTACCGCGACGACGGCCTGCTCGTGGATGTGAAGACCACGACCAGCGTGGAGCATTATGCCTTCCGCCGTAGCGTCTGGGACTTCGGATACGACAGGCAGTCCGCCATCTATACCGACGGCATCGAGGCCGTGACCATGCGCAAGCCTAGGGGCTTCGCCTTCATCGCCATCGAGGGCAAGGAGTGGCCTGACATCTTCGTCCAGGTGTTCGTGATGACCGAGGCCGACATCGAGACCGGGCGCCGTCGATACCGCAAGGCGCTCGACCTGATGAAGTCATACCGCGATCAGTTCGGAACCGACCCGCAGGCTTGGCCTAAGAAGACCAACCCGGGCGTCATCGAAATCGACCTCTCCAAGTTCAACTCCTAATCTCCCATGAGCAACGCCATCATCCCGAAGAACGCCTCCGAGCTCGTCCGCTCCGAGGGCCTCCAGCAACAGGTCAGCAAAGCCCTCCCCAAGGGCGAGGACGCCACGCGCTTCATGCGCTGCGTGGTCACCGCCTGCAACAAGAACCCGAAACTGTGGGACTGCACCCCGGCCTCCGTCGCCTCGGTTATCCTGCAGGCCGCCCAATGGGGTCTGATGCCTGACGGCCACCACGCCCACCTCATCCCATACGGCAACGACGCCACCCTGCAGTTCGACTACAAGGGCATCCTTGCGCTGATCATGCGCTCGGGCGAAGTCGCCCATGTCTACGCCGACGTGGTCTGCAAGAACGACAAATACCGCTTTAACCTCGGCAAGGTCGAGGAGCACGTCGTGGACCTAGCCTCCGATCGGGGCGAACCCTACGCCGCCTACTCCATCGTCCGCTTCAAGGACGGCGAGACTTCCGCCTGCCAGATGAGCAAGGCCGAGATCGAGGCCATCCGCAAGGCCAGCCGCTCCGGCTCGTCCGGGCCTTGGGCGACCTACCCGCTGGAGATGTGGAAGAAGACCGTGTTCAAGCGCCACGCCAAGTGGCTCCCCCGCCTGCCGCGTGAGGTCCAGCAGGCCATCCAGGACGACAACCAGGCGGAGTTCGGTCAGAGGACGGTGGACGGCCAGCCCGTGCAGTCCGCAGCCGAAGCCGTGAAGGAGGTCGTGAAGAAGGCCAAGGCCCCGGAGGCCGCGCCTGCCGAACCCAAGGCCGACGAACCCATCGACATTTAGGCCCAGCTTGGATCGTTGTGCCGGGCCGGCTCCCGCAAGGGGGTCGGCCTTATTATTTGCACAACCCCCACGGCATGGGCAGAACCTACCAGCATGGGACGCAAGCCCAAGGTGCCGAAGGTCATCGTCCGCCCTCTACCGGGCGACACGGCAGGGCTGGCTTGCAAGGCCGACAACACCATCGAGATAGACCCGAACATCACGGAGCGCGAGCGCCTGCGCGTGACCGTGCATGAGGCTTATCATCTCGCGGACTGGAAGGCCAGGGAGGACAAGGTTGACCGGGTCTCCCGCAAGATAGCCGAGGTCCTCTGGTCGCAAGGCTATCGAAGAATCTCACGATGAAACACGTCCTCATTCCCATCTCTGGCTTCGCAAGGGCGGGCAAAGATTCCCTGGCTGACTTCATCTTCGACCATCTCGAAGAAGCCGAACCCTCCTATTCCGTCATCACGCTGAAGTTCGCCGACGCGCTGAAGTCCGACCTGGAGAAGGCGATGGCCGCCGTCGGAGTCGAGGTGGACGCCTTCACCGAGGACCAGGAAAAGAAGAAGGCCCTCCGCCCCATGCTCGTGGCCTACGGCGAATACCGCCGGAGCCTCGACCCTGACGTCTGGGTGAAGAAGGTGATGAAGGAGATCGGCGTATGGGTGAACGACACGCTGGACGAAACGGACTGCACCGGCTCGGTCATCCTCATCCCCGACATGAGATACCTCAACGAATATGAGAAGCTGAAGGCGATGGCCGAGAAGCATGGATGGGCGTTCGTCCCCATCTACATCGAACGGCATGGCAACCTTCCCGCGAACGAGCAGGAGGCTTACAGCATCGCCGAGATGGCGGCCAAAGGATGCTTCAGCACCGGGCACGCCCTGCAGCTGTCCTTCGGAGACAAGTCCCTTGAGCGCATCAGCCAATGGGCCAAGCAGTTCACCCAGGAGATGAGCGTCTACCGATGAACGTGATCCGCAAGTGGCGTCGCTTCGCCGTCGTGTCCTGCTCGCACGGGCATCTGATGGACCCTGCCGCCGGCGACAGCGTGTGCGCCTTCATCAAGGCTTTCGAGCCTCACAGGTTCGACCACGCAGGAGACTACACGGACCTCTCCCCGCTGATGGGCAACGGCAAGGGCGACGGCGACCCGCTCGGACCTGACGTCGAGGACGGGCTGGCCTTCCTCGAAAGGCTCAAGGCTTACAAGGACCTCGAGCTCGTCGTGCATGACGGCAACCATGAGGCCCGGCTGCGCAGGCTGTCACAGTCCTCCAACGAGGTCGTGGCCGAGTGCGCCCGGCTCCTGCTCGTCCAGATCCAGCAGCATTGCCTCAAGCTGAAGGCCAAGCAGATACCTTACAACGGCATCTGGGAAGGCTCGCGCATCGGCAACGGCCTCATCACGCACGGCTCCATCTACAACGAGAACGCCTGCCGGGACATGGCCGAGATGTATTGCAAGGGCGGCGTCTCCGTCGTCATCTTCGGGCATACCCATTCCCCGGGCATCGCCAAGGGCCGCCGCGACGACTCGCCCCTGGGCATCAACGTCGGCACGCTGACCCGCATGGGTTGCATGGACTACGCGAACTCACGCAGGAAGACGTTTTCGTGGGGGCAGGCCATCTGCTACGGCGAATACTCCGACGACCTCATCATCCCCACGCTCTACGTCCACCCGCAGGAACTCGCCGGCCAGCCTTGGCGCATCAGCGTATGACCGAGACCAGCAAGCTGCTCGCAGTCCTGATGAGGGAACTGAGGCAGGAGCCTGCGGCGCAACCGCCCTCGGAGGAAGGCTGGATCAGGACAAAGGAGCTGCGGGCCGAGTTCGGAATGGCGACGATGGGCGCGGCGCGGGAGATAGCCGACCGCATCGTGGCCGCCGGGTTCGCCGAGCGCAAGGTGGTGAAGTTCGGAAACGTCCTGTTCCGGCTTTCGCCTAAGTTCAGGACCTGGAAGGAAGCCCACGCCGCCCAGAAAGCCAGCAGGGTCCAGAAGGTTCCGGCAGGCTGGATGACCCTGTCGGCCATCGCCTTGGACATGAAGCGGACCATCAGGGGGCTGCAGTATGTCGCCACCGCCGGACGATTCCCCTATAAGGTTTATAACATACCTTCACCGACCCGCCACTACCAGCGCAGCCGGTTCGGCTGAAAACAGGAAGGGCACCCTTGCGGATGCCCTGAGCCCGACTGCCCCCTTGCGATCCCGCACAAGTGATTGTGCCGGGCTCGACGCCTAACGTGCTGACCGCTTGGGCTTTGGCAAGCCCCAAGCCAGCGTGTTGACCTGCCTTGCCTTGGCGAACCTGGCCGCAGGGACTTCCGCCCATTGGAAGTCATACCGCGAGAAGCCCGTCCAGCCGAGGTTCCACGCCAGCCATATCTCGCCGGGAAACGGCTGCCGACCCATCTCAGCCGTCAGCCTGACCTTCAGGACGGTCAGCCAGGTGCGGGCGTAGTCCTTCGCCTTGGCCGGGTCTGACGCGGCGGAGTAGGGCCAGACGGCCAGCCCTGCCTTGCGCCTGATGGCCGAGCAGTCCGACCATGCGGCGGAGTGCCATTGGAACGGGCCTCGGGCTTTGCCGCCGTCGCCCAAGGGGGTGGCCGCCCCACGGCCCGAGGACTCGACCATCTCGACGGCCTGCAGGACAGGCTCTGGGACGGCCTCAGAGGCCAGAAGCCCTGCGGTGAGGGTAAGGAGCAGGGTCATGGGTGCTTAGGGGCTTGGCGGGGCAAGGAGGCACCGAAGCCGAGGCGTCTGGCCACGGAGTAAACCGTGTGCCCGGGGATGCCGGAGGTCTCGATGATCTGCGACAGGGTCATCCGGCTCCTGATGCCGGCCTTGACGAGGGCCTTGACCGAGCCGTGAGGCCGACGCTCAGGACGCAGGCTGAAGCCGTAGTCCCTGGCGCACGACCTGATGGAGTGGACCGGGAAGCCGGTGGCCTTGGCCAGCTCGGTGGCCGTGATGCCCGTGCCGTCGGCTTGGGCGCAGGCTTCCTTCACGGCGCCGTAGGGGGCGCGCTTACGGGTGGTAGTCATAGTCGTGGAGGGCCATGCTGATCGCCCGGGTAAGTCCGGGGATGGCTTCCGGGTCGATTTCCTCGCCGTCCTCGTTGAGCACGGTTATCACGTCGTAGTCCTCGGCCTCCCAATGGGAGTCGTGATGGGTCCCGAAGGCATGGTCGAAGGAGTCGTCCACCACCTCCCAGGTCACGTCGAGCACGGCGGTGTATTCGTCGCCGGCGTGGCGGAGGGTCAGTTCGAGCTCACTCATGGTTGCGTCCCTCCAACTCCTTGACGCGGTCCTTCAGCCGTGCGATCTCATCGTCGGCGCTGATGGTCGCCTGTATGACGGCGGCTCGCATGACCTTCAGCACCTCGACGTTGAAGGCGTGGCGGAAGGCTTCGGCCCGGTCACGCTCGCGGGCGAGCTCCAGGCGCAGGGTGGTCACTTGGTCCAGGGGGTCGTTCATTTGCGTAGCTTAGGGAGTTTGCGGTATTGGCGGAAAGAGTGGATGGCGTCTGGAGATATGCGGAACTCCTCGGCGGCCTCGTTCGTCGTCTTGTCATGCTTGCGGGCCCAGTCGTAAGCCATGCGGGCGATCATGCTGACTGAGCCGTGGCCTTCGGCCTTCTTGCGCGGAGGCTGGGCCTTGTGCTTCGTCTCGGCAGGCCAGCACCCTAGGCGCTTGAGCAACGCCCGGGTCTCGGCGGCCTTGTCATAATGTATCTGCAGGCGGGCCTCGGCCTGCGGCACGTGCTTGTCAATCATGTCGTGCAGCTCGTTGATGGGCGTGCGTGGGTTGTAAGGGGTGGTCATGCTGAAGGCTTCCAGGCGTTGAGGCTGAACAGGTGCTCCCAGCGCTTGCGGTGCTCGGCCAGCCTGTCGGACACGGTGCGCTGCTCGTAAGGCGTGAGAGCCTTGAGGCCGGGACGGAAAAGCTCCGGCCTGCGCTTGCGGGTGGGCTTACGCATGGGGCTTGCCCTCCTTGGCGGCGTTCCAGCGTTTGACGCATTGATGAACGATGGTCGGGCCGTTGTAGTCTTTAGCCATCTCCTCGTTGAATTGGATAGAGGAAGCCATCGCATCCCCGGCCTTGGTCAGACGCTCGACCTGTGCCTGTAATTCCTTGTTAGGGATAAGGGTGCAATTACAGAAGACCATCAGATGCTCAACCTCAGTCTTAATGCGGGCGTTCTCGGCCTTGAGGCGGGCGACTTCCTTGTTCAGTTCGCCGACGCGGCGCATCATCGTCAGTTCTAAGTCGCTCATACGCGTCTCGGGACTTGGGAGCCGGTGATCGTGAAGCCGTCGGCCAGCTCGTAGGAGTAGGTGATGCCGACCCAGCCACCGGCGGCGGCGTAAGCCTGGAGCGATACCTTCACGGCGCCGTCTTCGTGCAGGGCTTCGTGGTAGTGATGCAGGAGCTTCTTCATGCGGGTCGAGGCGATGGCGGCCTTGGCGGAGCAGATGTCGCCGGACATCACGCGCTCGTTGATTTCGTAGATTTCGGACAGCAGGGCGGTCATGCCGTCGAGGTGGCGGAAACTACTCATGGGGATGGGCGTCCGGGGTGATGGCCTTTCCAGCGATGATGGCCTCGTTCAGGTCTTCGACGCGGCGCCGGAGGTTCGCGATCTCCTCGGACTGGTCGGCGATGATGTGGGCCTGCATGGTCAACGCTTCGTCCTGCCTGTCGGACAGGGCTCGCAGGGCGTTGGCGGCGGTGTGCAGGGTGCGGGCGTAGCTCCAGGGGAAGAGCCACCAGAGGGTCGGCTTGGCGTGGGGTCGTATGATGGTCATGGGTTGGTAGGGGCGGTGGGATGGGTCAGGCATGGGAAGAGGCTTTTAAGGCGGCGAGGCGGGCCCTGCGCTTGAGGTAGGCTTTGCGCTGGATAGCCTTAAACTTCTCCGGGTTCGCAGCCTGCCAAGCACGGGCATTAGCGATGATCCGTTCCTTGTTAAGCAGGTAGTATTGTTTGCGCCATTCAGGGTTGCGGGCTTCCCAGGCCCTTGCGATTGCCTGAACCTTTTTTTTGTTGGCGGCGTAGTAAAGACGCTGCTTAAAGTTTTTGATTTCCTTGTCGGTCATGGTCGTATCAGCTGCGCTTCTTGTAAGGGCCGCGGGCCTTGAGGTTGCGCCACTCGGTGTTCGTGATGTCGAGCCACTTGCGGAGGGTGCAGACCGTCGTGCCGAGGGCGGCGGCGGCGTCGGCCTGAGACTTGCCGGCGGCGTTGAGCGCGGCGATCTGCGGGAGGATGGCCTGGAGGCGGTTCGCGGCGTAGTAGGCCATCGGACGCTTGAGGGGGAGGGGCCGACCTGCGAATCTGAGGTGGTCGGTGAACATGGTGTGGTGTGCGTTGGGCATGGTGGAAGGTTAGGCGAGAGTCCAGCAGAGGATGGTGACCTTAGGACGGGAATGGGAGCCGGCGTCCCGGTATTCGACGACCTGGTCATAGCGGGCGCAGGCTTGAGCCTTGGCCTTGGCGGTGACGTAGGGGTTGAAGTCTCCGGCGGTGGGTTCGCTCGCGAGGACGACGATCTGGCCCTTGGCATGGTCGATGCCGTAGAGGGCGTAGGAGCCGATACCGCGGACGTAGCCGTCCTTGTCCTTGAGGGACGCGGTCTCGCGGAAGGTGGTGACCTTGCGCGTGAGGAGTTCGACCATCGCCTTGTCAGAAACGAGGGTGGCCTTGGGTTTGGTGTTGGTGCTCATGGTGTGGGTGGAAATTAGCGGGCGCGGCGGTGGGTGACCTTGGCCTTGACCGGCTCCGGGCCGTTGATGGCGCGGGCCAGTTCGGGGCCGCAGAAGGTGACGACGGCCAGCCAGCCGAAGATGATGATGAACGAGAGGGCGATGAGGGACTTCATATTTGGTGTGCGTCAACATCCTTGGCGGACTGTTCCGCATTCGTCAAGCACCTTTCCCAACAAACCCTGCGACCCTCATTCAAGGGTCTAGGATTTTAAGCCCCCAGGTCATAAAGGCCCGCCATATTAAGCGTACCCCTCGCCGGATAGGTACAGGATGCCACCCTAGCCTGCCCTGTCAAGCGGGCATTAGACCCCTCTGGCTTGCCCTAGGAGGCGTTTTGACGGCGGGAGCGTATGAAGACCGCCACCCCTACCCCTAGACACCCCACGGCCAAGGCCCAGCCAAGGTCGCGGACGGCCTTCAGCGCAAGGGTCGCAGCTGACAGACCCTGCTCGACGCTGACCGAGTCCGACTTGATGCCCGCGTCCGTCACGATCATGACCAGGGCGTCCCGAGATTGAAGCAGGTCGAGCACCACCCCGGCGATGTAGGCGGACGCAAACGCCGACAGGCCCGCGAAGGCCGTGAGCAGGCAGACCGCCAGCAGGAGGTTACTTCCTCCGCTTGGCTGTTGGCTTGATGGCTTTGCCTTTCCCATGGGGCTTGGAGGGTTTGCCGACGACCGCGGCGACTTCCTTTTCTCCGCGCGCATCTCCCTTGGTGGCTACACGGCAATCGGTGCTGGCGATATGACCTCTACCATCCGTGGCATCGGATGGCGACTTCAGGGCGGCGGATCGTCAGCCCTCGAGCTCCAGGTCTCCAACGGTTCGACCGTCACCACTGTGACCAGTTCTTTCACGCCTACGTTGAAGCAATGCTTCGATTGGGAAATCTATTCTGACGGCGCTGGCAACGTGACCTTGTTCGTCAATGACTCGCAGGTCGCCACGACCACCGCTGGCCCTACCGGCACGCAGACCAGCGGCCTCTACATGGAAGGCATGGACACCACGGCCTCTTCCACTTCCCCGTTCATCATGAACAACCTCGGCACCAAAATCTTCGTAGCAATCTGATATGTCCTATCAATACAGCATCAAGTTAGCCTTCGGCAAGATTGACGCATCAGTGTGCCCGCCTCCGTTGCTGAACGAACTGTTCCCCGCCTACGACGGAGAGCCTGTCATCCTGTCAGAGCAGGAATGCCTCGTGACTTTCGCCACCCCGCAGACCCCCGTCGACCTCGGCCCTCTCGTCCGCGTAAAACTCATTTCCGAATAACATGATTACCCACCTCCTCGCCCTCCTCGTCGGCTTCATCGCCGGTGCCCTCGTCTTCCGCAAGCACGCCGTCAAGGCCAGCGAGCTCGAAGCCAAAGGCCGTCAGGCTCTCGACGCCCTCAAGGGCAAGTAAGCCGTGCGCCTGCTCCTGGTCATCGCCGCTCTGGCCCTGACCGGGTGCAGCCTGTTCCGCTCGTCGCCAGCGGACGTTCCCCTGCCCAAGCAGCCGGACGCCCCGACGACTCCTTCGGTCGTCCAGACCCTAGGCAAAGACCTCGACAAGACGGATCACCGCGTGGCCGCGTCCCTCGTCGCTATCGAGCGCAACGCCGACAAGCCCAAGGTGGTCGTCGCTGAGTCCCGCCTAGCCCAGTCCTATCTGCCCCAGCCCCCCGAGGCTGACGTCGCCTTCGCTATGGCCCGGGCCACCAAGGCCGACCCTATCGACTACG